GTCCCATATGCGACATATAATTATGTCACAGCGACTACACTTCCTTGGTAGCCCGCTGTTTCTTCAGCCATCCACCAGTTAATGAGCGACATGGCTGTTCGTGACAGTTCTATACTGTTGATAGTGGTTATACAGATAAACCACAACCAACATATATATTCATACGAATATCTATGCCGTTAAAGAAAGCGCTGTTCCGGGCTTGCCCGGGCATTAAGCGACAGGATGTCGCAAGCGATAGGGCTTTAGCCCGCCCGCTGTTGTATCGCGGGATCGCCCAATAGAAACTTAAACCTTCATAGTCTCTTGATTACCATAGAGAGTATAGACACTGTTGTTGTTGTAGTTCTCAGTGCGAGAATAATATAAACCGTGCGAGAATGATGTCCTATGCCCACACACACACGGCATTGTGGAGTCTCGGCAAGCCCTCGACTCTCCTCTTAACTGCCACAGCAACGGCTACACCCTGACCCTACCCCACCCCACAGCGTAAAAATATATATATATATGTTCTCCCCATACAGCGGAGGGAGTTATAACCATTTATAAGGATTTGCTAATATTATGAACAGTATGTTATTTCACAACCCACATCTAAATAAACAATATATAGATGATGAACTATTAGAGCAGGTTTTAATGGAAGGTGTTAGCAAGCCTAAACAAGCCATATTTGATCACCTTTTATCAAGCGGATTTATTTCAGAGTTAATGAAATATTTTCCAGTACAGAACCCTTAAGGAGTAGAATATGAGTGGAGGATCAGACAGCAATGGCGGCATGGGCATGGGTGGAGGAATGGACTCATCAGGTGTTGATGGATTAGGTGTTGATGCTTTTGGAGGAGACAACAATATTAGCGGTTTAGAAGCGGCTCTTGGCATTGTTGACTTAGACACAGCACTTGAAGCACCTCTTGACCATATGGCTACAAAATTCGGGTATGTAAATAAAAACTCTGTTTTAGGAATTGGAAAAAAAGGATTCAATGCTATAAGGGATTTTAGAGGCCCAACCTACGGCCCAAACGCCACTCCAGTTGCTGTACCGGGATATGATCCGGGACTTGGCCCGCATTACGATGGCCCAGTAAACTCGCTTCATGAGCAAGATTCTCCTATTGCTCCGTTTGGTATAGACACAACTAATGTTAATTATAACCCTTTTGGCTATAATCCAAACCCTAATTTTAATCCTTCTACAGCGCCTAATGCTGTAGATATGATTGATCCTGTAAATACAACTCCAGTCAATAGTGGAGCAACAAACGCTATCTTAGATGCTTTCGGTATTGAAAATGGGCAACCAACAAATCAACAAGAAACAGATGCTTTAATGGATGCTATACTTGGTCAACAATCTATGGATAATGATGTCATGGGTCTTGATAACGCTATGGTAAGCACTGAAAATAATCCTTGGGGATATAACCGATCTGTAGTTGCAAGTTTAGGCCCATCTTTTGATATGGGTTCTGTATCACAGGCAGGTGGTGGTGCAGACCTACAACGATTAATAACCTTAAGAAAAGCAATGGCTCAAGAAGCGGCTAAAAAGATTATTAACGTATCTAATGATGTTGGTTTAACTCCAGAAGATGTTCAAGATATCTTACCTAGCACTCCTCCGTCAGGCGGTGGAACACCACCTAGCGGTGGTACTAATCCTCCTCCAAAGCGTCCTAATAGAGGTGGTAGAGATGGCTCTGCTAACAACCCTCCAAAACGCGTAGAAACAGCCGCAGAAAGATTAGTTAAAGTAATTACTGCACCTAAAATTTCTAGAAGCATATCTAGACCTATCTTAAGAGAAGCAATAAAAACAGGTAATATCATAGGCTCTGATAACCAAGTAGACTTAATAAGGGCAATACTTAATCCTCCTAAAACTTTAACAAGAGCGCAACAAATTAATCAAAGCGGTAGAGGTGGTGGTGGGAAATGACAGAGAAACAAGACAAATTCATTGAGTCCTATGTATTAACAGGGAATGCAACTCGATCAGCGATAGCCGCAGGTTATTCAGAAAAGACTGCCAAAGTCAAAGGCTATCAATTAAAGAATCAATTGCACAATGAAATACAGAAAGAAGTCCAAAAGGCTATACTGGATAAGATTCCTGCAAGCCTTAAGTGGCTTTCTGATCTGGCTGAAGGTGCTGAGAGCGAATCTGTTAGACTAGGTGCTATCAAGGACATCCTTGACAGAGCAGGTCTTAAACCAGTAGACAAGGTAGAAACTACCACTATTGACCAGATGAGCGCAGATGAAATTAAAAAGGAGTTAGAATCGCTTGGATACAAGCACTAGGGCATTAGAACTAGCAAAGGCTCTCAAACGCATTGAGAGGTTCAACAGGATAGATCAGTACGATCCCTACCCTTATCAGCAGAAGTTCCACGAAACAGGCTCAGAGGCCAACCAGAGGCTTCTCATGGCGGCTAACCGCATAGGCAAGTCATTCTCTGGTGCGGCAGAGATGAGTTACCACCTAACAGGCATATATCCTGACTGGTGGAAAGGTAGACGATACGATCAACCTATTACAGCGTGGGCAGGTGGTGTATCTAACGAGACAACAAGAGACATTGTACAGTATGAACTATTGGGTTCCCCAGATGATCCTGATGCGTTTGGGTCTGGTGCGATACCTAAAAATAAAATAATAAAAACGGAACGTAAACCGGGTGTACCTAACGCAAAAAGTGTTGCTCTTATACAACACGTTTCGGGTGGGAACTCTTCTTTACACTTCAAAGCCTATGAAATGGGTGTTGACAAGTGGCAGGGACGTAGTGTAGACTGCATATGGCTAGACGAGGAGCCAAGCAGGGAGTTGTATTCTCAGGCAGTTACTCGTACTCTGGATAGAAAAGGCATGGTATACATGACATTTACTCCAGAATCAGGCATGACAGAGACTGTAGCCACGTTTATGAACAACCTACAGCCGGGTCAAAGCCTTACAAACGCTACATGGGATGACGCTAGTGAGTCTGTTACCTCTATGAAAGGAGGTAAAGGACACCTAAATGAAGACGTTATGACCCAGATTCTCTCCAGTTACTCACCACATGAGAGAGAAATGAGGAGATTTGGCAGACCTAGCATTGGTTCTGGCCTTGTTTTCCCTGTTCAAGAAGATAAATTAATGATTGATCCTGTACATTTAGAGGATCATTGGCCCAGAATAGCAGGTATTGACTTTGGTTGGGATCACCCAACGGCTGTAGTATGGGTAGCATGGGACAAGGATGAGGACGAATTGTACATATATGACTGTTATAGGCAGTCTAAAGCCAGTCCTTCAGTACACGCTAGTCACATTAATACGCGTGACAATAGTGTACCTATAGCCTATCCACATGACGGAAATAGGCGTGATAGCATGGGTAATCCGGGTCTTGCTGACCAATACAGAAGCCACGGATGTAATATGCTATTAGAACATTTTACAAATCCTCCTGCATTAGGGCAAAACAAAGGCGGTAACTCTGTAGAGGAAGGACTAATGGATATGTTGCAGTATATGGAGCAAGGAAGGTTCCATGTATTTAATACACTTACCGATTGGTTTGAAGAGTTTAGGATGTATCACAGAAAAGGCGGGAAGGTCGTAGCATTTAAAGACGATCTAATGAGTGCCACAAGGTACGCTGTCTTATCACGAAGGTTTGCTGTTTCAGGCAGTGATCCAAAATGGACAAACGAGATAGAATATAAACACTATGGCATCATCTAAGATAACAGACGAAGAACTATTAAGCAGAGTGCAGGGAGAAATCTCTGACGCTTTAGGATACAGTGATACTATATCCAAGCAGAGAGAGACTGCTATGGATTACTACTATGCTCTTCCATTTGGTAACGAAGTAGAAGGCAGAAGCCAGTACGTTGACTCTTCTGTAATGGATACTATTGAGTGGATTAAACCATCTCTTATGCGTGTGTTTGCATCTGGCGAGGAAATGGTTACGTTTGAGCCGCATGGCCCAGAAGATGTAGAAGCCGCTTCTCAAGCAACAGACTATGTTAACCACATATTTACTAAAGATAACAATGGTTGGGAAATCTTATATACTTGGTTTACCGATGCTTTACTGCAAAAGAATGGTATTGTAAAAGTATGGTGGGATGATTACGAAGACTGGAATAGAGAAGAGTATAACGGTCTTGACGAGCAAGAATTTAATTTATTGGTGATGTCTCCTGAAGTAGAAGTTATGGAGCATACACCGTATGTTGATGATTACGGCGCAAAGCATGACGTTGTTATTAAACGTACAGAATACTCAGGAAGAGTAAAGATTGAGAATGTACCACCCGATGAGTTTCTTATTAGTAGAGAGTCAAAGTCTATAGAAGACGCTAGGTTTGTTTGTCATCGAGTACAAAAAACTTTATCAGAGTTACGATTAATGTATCCTGATGAAGATTTAAATCCTGAAGAACTGGGTGGAGGAGATGACGATATAGACTCTTTCTCTGCTGAAAGATTAAGCCGTTACCAGTTTGATGACAGTGCTAAATACTTTGGAGGTTGGGGCGCACCTGCCGATGAAGAGGCTTTGCAAACTTATTGGTTGCATGAATCATTTATTAAAACGGACTATGACGGTGATGGCATTGCAGAGTTAAGAAAGATTTGCAGTGTGGGTAGTAAAGTATTAGCCAATGACGCTATTGATAAGATTCCATTTGTAAGTATTACGCCAGTAAAAATTCCTCATAAGTTTTTTGGGCTATCAATTGCAGACCTTATTATGGATTTGCAATTAATTAAATCTACACTTATGCGTAACCTAATGGACAATATGTACAATCAGAACTTTGGCAGGTATGCAGTTCTAGAAGGTCAGGCTAATCTTGATGACCTTTTATCTCAACGTCCGGGCGGTGTAGTAAGAGTTAAATCACCTAACGCTATTATGCCGTTAGCAACACCACAACTTGAAGCGTCCTCATTCCAGATGCTTAGTTATCTTGATGACCAAAGAGAATCACGAAGTGGTGTAAACAAATACAGTCAAGGTCTTAACGACAACGCTTTAACAAGTCATACAACGGCTACAGCAGTAAACGCTACCATGACAGCCGCTCAGTCCAGAGTAGAGTTAATAGCCCGATGCTTTGCTGAGACTGGTGTAAGAGATTTAATGCGTAACATTTACGAACTTGTACTTAAGAATCAGGATCGTGAACGTGTTGTTAAACTTAGAAACAAATGGATTCCTGTTCGCCCTGATATGTGGCGAGACAAAATGGATTGCACAGTTGCTGTAGGAATTGGTAATGGCAACCGTGATCAACAGTTAATGCACTTGACTACCATGCTACAGTTTGCAGGAGATGCAATGCGTGGTGGTTTAAACATTGTAACAGAAAAAAATATGTATAACATGGGAGCGGCTCTTGTCAAAAACATGGGCTTCCAAAATGTAGGCGATTTCTTAACTGACCCTGAAATGGCTCCACAAAAGCCTGACATGGCTCAACAAGAAAAACAAATGGAGATGCAGATTAAACAGCAAGAACTCCAGATCAAAGCCGCAGACCTTCAGTTGAAACAGCAGAAACTTCAGCAAGAAGCCGCTGACTCTGCCGTTGATGCTCAACTTAAAGCGGCAGAACTACAACTAGAAGCACAACAAAATAGACCCATTGCTATAGGATAAATATGAACGAACTAAGAGAGGAACACGCTAAACGCCTCCTCACTGATCCGTTGTTTAACGAAGCGTTTGAAACGCTAGAAAAAAATTTACTAAACTCTTGGAACTCTTCGGGAGTTAGTGAACACGAAACCAGAGAACAAATCTGGTTGTCATTAAGACTCCTTGAGAGGATACGCACTCATCTAACCAGTATTGTAGAGACTGGAGATATGGCGAAGAAACTAAAGGAATACCAACTGTAGGAGATTATTATGGTGGATAACCAATCAGGCCCACAACTTGTCGGAGAAATACCTGAAGCACCCGGTAGTATATCCGAAGCCCAAGGTGCAATACTTGGCCTCATGGACTCAATAGAGAAACCGGAAGAGGAAGAGCAAGCACCGCCGTCTGAAGAAGTAACTGAAGACGCTTTAGAGGAAGAATCTGATGAAGTTGAAGAAGAGGTTGAAGAAACCGATGAAGATACTGAGGATGATGAATCTGAAGAATCCGATGAAGAAGAAGTTGAAGACGACTCGGAAGAGACAACTCTCTATACTGTAACAGTAGACGGAGAGGAACATGAAGTCACGGAAGAAGAACTCGTTAACGGCTACTCCCGACAAGCGGATTATACAAGGAAAACTCAACAACTTGCAGAATATCGAAAGCAGATAGACAGTGCAGTCGAGCAGTATCAGACTGAAATTGCCAAGACTCAGCAAGCCAGAGAACAGTACGTTAGTGCTGTCGCACAAGCAATCGAAACAAACTACTCACATTTAAATGAGTTCCGTAACATTGATTGGAACAGACTTAAGACTGAGGACAGAGAAGAATATTTAATCAAAAGCCATGAGTACACTCAGGCTCAAGAGCAAATTCGATCTCTACAAGAGGCTCAGTCAAAAGCCCAACAAGAACAGCAAGCCGCATCACAACAAGAAATGCAAAGGGTTGCTATGCAGGAACATCAGAAAATGGCTAGTATTATCCCTGACTGGGCAGATGATGGTAAACGGCAAGCGATACAGAAAGCCGTTGCTGAATTTGCAATAAGTAAAGGATATAGTCAAGATGAGTTAAATCAACTTGTGGATCATAGATCAATTATTGTTTTAATGCAAGCAAAAGCATATGAAGATATGCAAAGCAAACAAACTACTGCAAGGAAAAAGAAAGTAAAGAATAAACCTAAAGTAGTTCGTAGCAAAGCAAAAGCGAACAAAGCAGATAATGACAAAACTCAACGTGCCAAACAAATGAAACGTCTACAGCAGACAGGGAAGGCAGAAGATGCCGCGAGTCTGTTTGAAGATTTCGTAGAACTATAATAATAAAGGAGTCATTTTATGGCAATCGCAACTAACACTAGGACGACCTATAGTGCCGTAGGCATTCGGGAAGACCTAAGTAACATTATTTACAATATCAGTCCTATGGACACGCCGTTTATGTCAAGCGTGGGCAAAGGCTCTTGTGACAACACTTACTTTGAATGGCAGACGGATGAACTAACTGCCGCCGCCGCTAACCAACAGATTGAAGGCGATGATAGCATGAACGCTTTGGCTGTTGCAGAGCCTCGTCGTTTGGGCAACTATGCTCAGATTTCGTACAAAGCGGTTCAGACGAGTGGTACTGCTGAGTCTGTTGACTTTGCGGGACGTAAATCGTCACAAGCATATCAACTTGCTAAACGCGCTAAAGAAATTAAGCGTGACATGGAGAAGATGCTTCTGTCTGAAGATGTTGCAGTAGCAGGTGGTACTGGTACGGCTCGTAAGAGCGCGGCAGTAATGTCTTGGCTAGGTACGGCCTCGGCAGGAACGTCTAACATCATTGATGGTTCGGCGTCACCTGTTGTTGGTATCGTAAACCAAGGCGCTCCTGCGGCAGGTTATCCTAACGGATCATCTGTAGCGTCGCCTTCAGGTTCTGATGCAGTTCTGACAATGGCAATGATTAACCTTGCTATGGAGCGTTGCTTTGAGAACGGTGGTGAACCTACCGAGATCATGTGTGATGCTTCCCTCAAGCAGAAAATTAGTTCGCTTGGTGGTTCGGTTATTGCTGACCTTCAGAAAGAAGCGCCGGGTGCGGCTCCTGCTACCGCTATCAACGCCATTGATGTTCTGGTGACTGATTTTGGTACGCTAAAGATTGTACCTAGCCGTCTATGTCTGCCTAACCAGTTGTATTTCTTTGACTATGAGTTTTGGTCAATTGATTACTTACGACCTTTCCAGACGGAAGTCCTTGCCAAAACTGGCGACAGCGTGAAGCAGTTAATGATCGCTGAGTATGGTCTTCGTGCTAAGAACGGTCTGGCAAACGCGGCAGTAATTGGAATCAAAGACGCTTAATGATAAAATACAATAACACTCCTACAATTGTTGTTGAAGATGATGTGATTTCACCAGACTTATGTGAACACTTAATTAACCTTGCCGCAAATAAAGGGCTTGGTGACAATCTGATAAACCGTGATGGTAGTTATATCCAAGATAAAGCAAGAACCAGTAAAGGTACTTTCTTTGATTACGGTGACAATAATGTGTTAGACGGTGTTATTGAAGCGTTATCCAATATGTGTGGTCTACCTCCGACTCGGTTGGAACCTGTAAGTATTCAAAGGTATCAGCCGGGTCAGGAGTATAAACCTCACTATGACGCTTTTCTTCCTGATGAAATGGGAGAAATGCCTAAGTCTTCAAAAGTAAAAGAAGGTGGGAATCGCTGTGTCACTATTGTCGCGTACTTAAATGAAGTACAAGATGGTGGTGGCACAGTTTTTCCTGTTTTAGGTTTAGCAATACAAGCCAAGCAAGGTCGAGTCCTTATGTTTGGCAACCTTGATGAAAACAAACTTCCTCATCCTAACTCATTGCATATGGGGCTACCTCCAGAGAACGGAGATAAATGGATTATAACTTTTTGGTTTCGGGAGAATGATGTAATGGTAACAAAGAAAGAACTTAATAAAGCGTTAAAGGCTAAGAAGTCTGTTAGTGTTGATAAAAAACCTATAGACGCAAAACTTCACGCTAAAAATGTTCATGCAAAATTTAAAAAGATTGCGTCAGATAGGAGTGAAATGCCATTATGAATAGTTCAGGATGGACTAAAGACAGCACCACTTCAAGACCTTGGAAGTTAGATATTAATAACGACGGAACAGCAACTATTAATACTTACCAAGATGTTCAACCTATTATAGAAAAGAACAAAAAAGATTTTAATAACTACGGTGACAAACTTACCTTTGGTAAAGCGTCTGGAATGGGTAGCGATAGCGGAGTAACCGTTGCATCTATACCTACAAATGTCTGGGAAATCTGGTGCGAAGAAACAAATGGCGCTATAAAGAAAGACGAAAAGTTACTTAAAAAATATTTAAATGATCCTGATAACAAATACTTCAGGACTACACCTACGAGGATTTAATTATGTGGCTATATCAACCTACATTCTCTGGTAACAATCAAAAGCCTGTGGTTAATAACGCAGTCTGGTTTAAAAGTAAAAACAGTTAATGGCTATTAATTCATTTACTACATTAAAATCGGCTATTGCAAATTGGTTAGATAGAGATGATCTGTCTGACCAGTTGCCTGATTTTATTTCTCTTAATGAAGCGTTGTTTAATAGGGTTCTTAGGATTAGACCTATGGAAACTATAGTAACAAACGCAACCGTATCAGGAACAAAGTCTTATGACTTGCCTACTGGATACGTTCAGATGAGAGAAATACATTTAGATACAACTCCTGTAACTTCTTTACAGTATATAACTCCAGAGATGCTTTACAGAGTATGGGCAGGTAGTTCTTCAGGTAAGCCTGATAGTTATAGTATTATAGGTGATAAAATCTTTTTTGGCCCTACGCCAGATAGTGCTTATAACTACACTATGACCTACTACAAAACATTTGATGGACTCAGTGACTCTAATACGACTAACTGGGTTATCTTAAATGCTCCAGATGTTTATTTATACGGAGCCTTATTGCAAGCAGAGCCTTTTCTTCAAAACGATCAACGTATTCCAGTATGGGAACGAGGACTTCGACAGGCTCTTTCTGACTTACAAAGTCAAGATGACAAAGATAGACATTCTGGCTCTGAACTAAGAGTTATGAACACATCTGGATATTATTAGGATATAAATTATGGGCATAGAATCTGGAAATTTTATAACAAACCTCAATAGTTCTTACCCGCTATCGAGTGATAACGTAAGTGAAGGTGATGATCATCTACGTTTAATTAAAAACGTACTAAAGAAAACATTTCCTGCGGGTTCTAATGACACAGGGCCAGATCAGGCTGTTCAGGTTATTGTTGCAAAGGCTACAGCCCCAAGCATTACTGGTAACGCCGCTCAATCAGCAGGATTAGTTTGGCTAGATACGTCAAACAATTTACTTAAGATTAGAAATCAGGCTAATGACGCTTGGATTACATTGGCTGTTGATCCTGAAGTAAGCAATAGTGTAGACATTGATGCAGGTTCTATTGATGGAACTCCTATTGGCGCTACTACTGCATCTACTGGTAAGTTTAGCAGTGTTAACGTAGCAGGTGATGGAGCAACAGTTACAGGAATTAAAGATGAAGATGACATGGCCTCCGATTCGGCTGTCAAACTTGCTACACAGCAGTCAATCAAGGCGTATGTTGATTCACAAGTTACAGCACAAGATTTGGATGTTATATCTGATAGCGGCA